TGAACGTGGTGTTGGTATTGGTAGGGCAGGATCTAATAACCGCGAAGAGAAAATCAAATGGAAGCAAGATATCAGAGAAGGATCTATAAAATCAGAGACTAACTTCCCAGCTACCTGGGGCACGGTATATAAGGAATGATAATGAACCCAAAGAAACTAGGTGTGACACCTAGTGTGAATGTGGGGGCACACTTGGAGGAAGACATGGTTACGGATATCAGCACAGATTACCCTGGGATGTACTACGTTAGTGAAGGTAAGTACTTCACCGACTACAGGGGGAACAGAGTTGATGCGGAGATTACCAGCATTAACTCCGCAAATCCTCTGGAGAAACAGGTAGGTGGTAGTCACTACAAGGACTTTGAAATCCAACCTATTGAGTTCATCCAGAAGAACAAGCTGGACTTTATCCAAGGCTGCATTGTTAAGTACACCTGCCGTGCAGGTAAGAAAGATGCAACCAAGGAAGACATCGACAAGATTATTCACTACTGCGAACTATGGAAAACACTATGCTAACTGAAGTTAACCAGACATACAGACCATTTACTTACCCCTGGGCTGTGGAGATGACGCAGACCCACGAGATTGAACTGCACTGGCATGAGAAAGAGTGCAACCTGCAGCAAGACGTACAGCAGTGGAACGATGGGACTATCACGGACAGTGAGAAAGAGTTCATCACTAACGTGCTACGCCTGTTCACCCAGTCTGATGTAGCTGTAGGTGAAACTTACAAGAACGTACTGATTCCGTACTTCAAGAACAATGAGATCAGTAATCTCTTGACAAGTTTCGCAAACCGTGAATCAGTTCACCAACGTGCGTACGCTCTGATCCCTGAAACCCTACGGTTCCCTGATGCAGAGTGGCATGCGTTCCTTGACTACAAGCACATGAAAGATAAGTGGGACTTCATGACTGAGCCTGCTGGTACTACGCTGAGCGACATGGCGTACACCCTAGCTAAGCAGGTATTTATGGAGGGAGTCTCCTTATTTGGCAGCTTTGCTATGCTGCTGTGGTTCAAGCAACAGGCTAAGATGCTAGGGATGTGTGAGGTAGTGGAGTGGTCACTGCGTGACGAGTCACTGCACGTAGAGGGAGAGGCTAAGCTGTTCCGCGAGTTCACTCACGAGCATCCTCGGATTGTTAATGATGAACTTAAGAAGCGTATCTATGATATCGCTAGAGAAGTTATCAAGCATGAGGATCGTTTCATCAACAAAGCCTTTGAGATCTATGAGCCTGATGGCTTCACTGCTGATGATCTTAAGCAGTACGTGCGGTTCCTTGCAGATCGTAGGCTTATCCAGCTAGGACTGAAGGGGAACTTCAACGTAAAGAAAATGCCAGCTAGCATGGAGTGGTTAACTGGTATCACGATGGGCGCTAGGGATACAAACTTCTTTGAGCGTAGGGTTACTGACTACGTACAGAAGGGTATGACTGGCGAGCTTGACTGGTCTGTTGTAGTCTAAAGGGATGGCCCCTAACCGGGGGCCTCTCTCCACTCATAACCTTCGAATAACCTAGCCTCTGCTTCTCTCCTCCGCACTAACCCAGGCAGTACCTTCCCGCCTGCTTTATTCCATCTGCGCATCTCGTCAGGCACATCACGGTAGCAACTCATGTTTAGCTTGCGTAGCATGGTGCTAGCCTTGAGATTCCCTGGACCTAGGTTATACGCCCATGAGACTAACGCATCAAACTCGTGCTGATACAGAGATACCTCTACATATTTGCTAACGTAGTTCTCAAATACCTCTAGGTCATGTACAAGTAAAGCCTCAGCCTGATGCTCAGTAATAACGTCGCCTTCGCTTACGTCGCCAGTATGACCATAACCAATAGTCCACACATTGGCAGGGCAGAGATAAGCATTAAGCCTGCAACCTTCAAAGTGCTTAATGAGTTCAATGCCTTCTACTCCAATCTTCATTCGTGAGTCTTGCGTTCCATCAGACGATCTAACTTAGCATCCAACGCTTCCAGTCTGTCGATGATGCGGTTAATATCCGCATGCACCTCAGCCTTAGTCACGTACTCCTTGGCTATCTCTTCTCGGGTTCTGTTCAGCAAGATACTGATCCTCTGAACTTCCTCCGACTTACTCTTGAACGTCCATGCTAGCAGGCTGATAGCTGCAGTTAACACTGTGCTCCAGATGATATCGACTTCCATGTCACTGCTGTCCTTGTGTCAGAAAATCAAAGTAGCTTTTCGGAGTCTTGAAAGCAATATACTGGCCGTTGACTCTGATGTTCTCGACACCATCAGTGATTCTTCTCAGAATGTTAGTGTCAATCATGGATGCTTGGGGTCTGCGTACTCTGCTACCTCTCGTTCCAGAAAGAGTAGGAGCTTCCCCGTACCCAGGAACTGTCTCTAAAAACTGATTAACTCTGGCTCTAGAAGTATTCTGCTGCATCTTGCTTGTACCTTGCGGCACACTGTAGTGCTGCACGTACCTGCCTTCAGAGTTCACTACAACTAGAGTCTTAGTCCCCTCATCGTAGGTAAAGGTATTCCCTTCTGCAGCAGCAGTTCTGAGAGAACCATCTGCTTCTATCTGTGCAGTCTCACTTTCGAATCTATTAGAGAACCACTCGGGGTACTTCTTAACAAACTCATGGCCTTGATTCTTGAGGAACCTGTTCATCCTGCCGTAGCCAAGCTGCTTGTACGATGACTCAAGAATTTCATCAGGCAGCTTCAGGCTAGGATTCTCTGTTGCTTGGTGGGTAAGAGCATCTATTTGTTCTGAAGTAGCTGTACCAGAAATAATACCTGTTTGCAGTTCAATAGCTTTATTAAGGTCTGTTACACCCATGTCCCTGTCAAACTGTGCAAGTGCAGTCGGACCCATACGTCTGGCCTCACCACGTGCAGCCAGGAAGTCCTCTCCGAACTTATCAGTCATGTACACTAGAGCAGGGTTTAACTTCAAAAGGTTAGACTCAGTGCCTGCAATAAGATCATCTTTTACTGACTGGTGTACCTTAGAGATACTCCCGTTCTCAATAATTTTGCTATAAGAATCACGCAAATCATCTAGTCGAGAAAAAGAACTAGCAAGATCCACCCCTCGCAGTCCTTCAAGGTTAGTTGCTAATGCTGTCTTAGCTGCAGCAATCCTCGTATCAATCTGCTGCATAACAAGAGCAGAGTTAGCTACTCCACCATTAGCACCGTACTCAATGCTGTTCACAATATTCAACAGATCGGGCTGCATTGCTCCGATTGTGCTGTTAATTGTGGAAGCAGCAGTAACCATGTTCTCTTCTTCACTGACCAGTCTTCTAGACTGAAGAAGCGCAGCCTGTCTGGAGTTCAGAGTAGCCTCTAGCTGCATGTTCTGAGTTTGAGCAGTGAGCATGCGCCAAGAAGCACGAGCAGAAGGATTCAACGGATCAAGACCCGCGTTAATCATGTCAGTATCAATCTGCTTTTCTACTGCCTGATACCGTTCTTCTTCTGCTGTTAACTGCGCCAAGGCGCTGGAGTTCATAGCGTACTGACTGCCCGAAGACACCAGACTACGTAGTGTTCCAGCAGCCACAGGGAACTGGCGAGATAGCTGACGCACAGTAGAAGAGAGTCTAGCCTCAGCTTGAGTAGCACTCATCAAGCCTTGTCTCTGTCCCTTCATTACCTTGTCAATCTCTTCGCTAAGCTGGACAGAAGCTGCTAGATCATCCTGCCTTGCGGGATCAAGAGTAGCTTGTTGCGCTCTAAGATCATTGACATAAGCCAGTGTATTCTGCAAAGAGGTTTCCATACTGCCTATTTCTTTCTGCAGTTGCCCCTCAGCAAAACCAACAACAGCTTCTCCCACAGCAGGAGCAGCTACTTGCAAAGCTCTTTGTGCTGTCTGGTCTTGTACGACACGAGCACCTGTGGGAGCATAGGTTGTTTCAGCAATATCGAGCGCCATTATTGTGCCTCTCTTAGAATTTCTCTGATAACAGCTTCGTTCAAGAACTTATCACCACGGTATCCATTACGGATTAAGTCGAGGAGAATCTGTTCTTCTTTTGTTTTGGGGTTTCTAATACGGTTAACCACACGCTTACGAATCTCATGTGCATCACGGGGGTTAGCTTCATAGTCTACAGCAAACTCTGTAAAGACTGCTTGCAGCAGCGACTCTGCTTTGTCTAGATCAGGATCACCATCAAACAGTCCGCGAGCTTCCATCAAATCCATGTACAGATTAGAGATCCTAGCAGCTCTGTCATTCAGGTACTTCTCTTTTGCCTGTACATCTTTGAATACTTCGTACTGAATGATCTGTCTGTTCGGAGTAAAGCCTGCGAACTTACCAGCAATCTCAATCCAAGTAGGATCTTCGAAGATAACTCTGTGGTTTCTGTCAATGAACTGCTGCTTTCTTGCAGCTTCAACAGCTTGAGAAGCATTCCTAATGCTGCTCGGAATCTGGACAAGCCCCTTACCAATCAGTGCAGCAAGGTCTGTTGTGGTGATATCTTCGCTGCTTCTGAACAGTAGCGGCTCAAAAAACATCAAAGTCTCAGAGCCCCGCTCCACTAACGAGAAGCTAGCACCAAGCAGAGTCTCGACAGGTGTGAACTCTCCTTCGAAGAACCCAAACACCATGTCTTCAAGACCCTTGTTAATGGCAGATCTTGCGGAGAGATCAAGCTGACCATCAGACAAGAAGCCAACAATACCTTGAGTAATGAATGTCAGTTGCTCTTCTGTGACTTCCTCTGGGTCCACCTCAAAGAACCCTGCTGCTGTATCCACAAGCCAACGACCTGCTGGGATACCCACAGCACCGTAGAGTGCAGCCTGCCCAACCAGCATTCGCACTCGCTCACCAACAGTGAACTCTCTGCCGTTACGGAACACAGTCTCTGCAAACTTTGTAGTTACCTGCCAGAACTGGGTAGCCACACCAGCTATACCCTGCTGGAAGCCAGCCTTGTTAGCCGAGGACATATTCAAAGTAATGTTCTGCTGCTGCTTAAAGATCTCACGCCAGTCATCGTCTGTGAATCTAGAGATCTTCTTGCCTGTTTGCTGCATGTATCTCTGGGTAGCAATCTCCCACGAGAACACACGAGCAGAGATCTCACCTTGTCTGTAGAACATCAGACCCTTATCTAAGAATCCTTTAAACGCTCTGCCAGATAGCGTGTAGCCCTGGATAGCTGCATCAAAGTCAGCATTGTTACGTACCGACTGATGTAATCCAGTTCTACGGAAGTTCTTAACCATGCTAACGTAGTCATCTACGTCAAGCTTGGCTCTCTTGGCAATAGCTTGTAGCGCCTCATCATCAGCATACAAACCAAAGCGCATAGCCATGGCACGAGGTAGTCCCTTAGTTGCAAACCAGGGGTGCATGCTGATAGCAATGCTGGCAGATTGCGCCTGCATCCATAGCTGGGCAGGGTTAAACATACCAAGCAGGCTGTGGAAAGTAAGACCACGTAGCTTAGCTGTAAGGTTTGTGTCCTTCAGACGCATAACAGTCTGGCTAGCTTGAGTTAACCCCTTGCCCTCTACCCAGTCTGCAAGCTGCAGCACTCGCTTCTCGTACACTGTTTCCTGCTTGCTAGGCACCTTGAGCTGTTGACGAATGTAGTCTTTCATGTTCTCAAGACTATCTTTCATCGGATGGCTATCAGGGATAGTATCGTCGAATGCCTTGATCTTCTGTGCATCATTAGCTGCAGTGCTGTTCACACTGTTGATGAAACGCTGTTGCGTAGCCATACGCCACTCGTTCATCGGGTACTGATTGCTAAGATGCTGCAGGTTCCTAGCCATTGCCTCGTACACAGGCACAGTTTCTACGGATGTTTCTTCAAGACCAATCATAATCTCGTCTTTACTACGAGCACCACGATACAGCCCTGTTTGGTTAAAGCTTCTCAGCTCACCAGATAACGGATCTACGGTGTCTTCTTGGAAGATATACCGCACACCATCAGGTGCTTGCTGGTTAAGTTCCTCAGCAATCTTCTCACCTTCTTTAACCCCTCTCGCAAAGCGGACTGCCTTTCTGTTAGGATTAGCAGGATCAGTAGCTGCCTTAGTGACACCATTTAACACACCATCTTTAACTTCAAATACAACACCACGTACCCCTAGGTTGATCTTAGGGGAGTACAGATTCCTTCTTGCTCTCTGATACGGACCTAGCTCAGAGACAGCATTACGCGGCACGATAGCCACACTGAACATGCCATCCTTTGTCTTCAGAGCATCGTACATAGACACAAGAACATTATCGCTGTTCTGCAATGCCTCAGCTACTTGAGCTTTAGGAATGCTGATGTTACGAACAGTGTCGAACACCATAGCGTTTTCGTCTAAGTTCTTGAGTGTCGTAGAAACCTGGGCCTCAGTCAGTCTAGGCCAGCCACGCATGCCTTCATTGATTGCAATCTGCTTGACACCTGTAGCCTTAAGACGCTGCAGATCCAGCTTGTTGCCAATCAAATAAAACCCATCAGCAATGTTAGCTAGGTTATAAAATGCTTGTTGCTCTGCCTGAGATCTTAGGTAGATCTTGCTGCCATCAGGGGCAGTGATGCCCTCATAAGCAAGCTGATACTGGCTAGGTCTAACATTCTGCCCTGACTTGATAATGTTGCCAGCAGCATCGTACTCAACCTTGTTAGCTCTTTCCCACAGCTCGTAAGCATTCTCTACATTCTTACGTGCTGCCCTGTTTCTAAGTCCAGATACAGGAGACAGAGCGAACTTGTAGATCTCACCTAGCTGAGCAGCTACTCTTTCTTGTGTACTAGCCAGTAGCTCAGCACCAGCAACCAGCTCTCTGTCTAGCTTCTCAACCGGAGACAGAGCATAGTCAAACATAGAGTCTTGCTTGATTGCATAGCTACCGTAGTCATCTAGTGTAGGTCTGGCTTCGAATGTTTCAGTTCTGATAGTGCCAAGTGTAGTAGTACGAGATGTTCTAAAACTCTGAATACCTTCCTGCACTACTTTAGTGTTGCCCACAAAATCATCAATGATCTGTTGCGGATCACCGCCCTCGTCGAACTCTTTCATGAGGGCTTTCTTTTGCTTAGCAGGAATGTCTAAGGTCTCTACCAGAGCTTCGAACTCATCATTACCAAGCTTGCCTGTGCGTACATCCACAGGACCAAGCACATCTACGTTAACTACAAAAACATCTTCACCTTCTTTTTTGGTAACACGAATGCTGCCTGTCTTCAGAGGCGTACCCTCTAAGGACTCGGTGATTTTCTTTTGTGTTTCCTTGGTGATTCTGTCCATTGCCCCAGCAACTTCACCTTGACGGAGAAGCTGAGGAGCTAGTGTCAGATCGTCACTAAGAACAGTAATGAATCCATCTCGGATTGCCTGGATCTGCTGCATATCAATAGGAGCAAGCTGCTCCACACCTTCAGGGACATTCGGAAGATGATCCATCCCTTCAACAACATCATTTCTCCAGGGTAAACCAGACTGAACTAACTCATCACGAGTCATGTTCAAAGCTTTAGCTAGCTCTCCTGTCTGGTCTTTGATGCCAGATGCAGCAACTTTACCAGCAAGAACTTTGTTGATCTTCTTAACGTCTTTAACAACTTGACCACCACGAATCATCTTCGCAGCGCCAGTGAAAATCGTAGCAGCGTCTAGCCCTAGGAATAGTTTCTCTAGGTTCTGGTATGTAGCAAGATCCTCAGCCCCTTCGATATCAAGGAATGAGCTGAATACCTGAGCAACAAAGGTTTTGTCTTGATCGTATGCTTCATCTAGAAACGGAAGTACAGCAGCAAAGAACTTAGCTTGGTCTTCACCTGACATCATCTTGACTGCTTCGATAGTCTCAGGCTTGATGTTTGAATCTAAGATATCTTTGTATGCAACACCAGGGATCATGCTCTTCAAGATATCCCCAGCTACACTCCAGCCAGAGTACCCTTCCATGTACTCAGAGAGCATCTCCATTGCAAACAATCTAGCGCCAATCTTTTCTTGCATGCTTCTAGGAGCAGTGGGGTATGCTTTAGTTGCAGCCCCAACATACGCACCAAACATACTCTCTTGTTGCTTTGCATCCTCTTGGATTTTATCTGCAACAATCTCAGGGTCTGCCTGACCAACTAGAACCTCAGTAGTCTGTCTGTCAAACGCTTGCAAAAACTGGCGATAGCTGTCCTTGACAGCATCAGGGTTTCTTTCTGCCATTACCTTAGTTTGCTGGTACGCTCCGTACACGCCAGTGCTATCACCTTCTGCTATTGCACTCATAGCTCCCATAGCAGACAAGTTATTAACAGTCGTGTCTGTAGGAGGGAGAGGTTCAGGCGCAACATACGGGTCAATGCTGGGATCTTCTTCCTCAGCATAAACGTCTGGTGTTACCTCTGGAGTAATAACAGTATTCCGACTAACTGCAGGCTCAGGAGTTATATTCTCTTGAGGTTGCTCAGGAGCTTGTTCTACCACCGGCGCTTCAACAGGGGTATCTTCTGTTAAAGGCTGTTCCATACGAGCTGTAGTCATACTAATCTCTTCTATTTAGCAGCCAGTCAATGTGCTTGTTCCAGAGGGCAAACAAGTTTTCTACTTTCTTCTCTAGCTGGAGGATTCTTTCATTCTGCTGGGCAGTCACCCGTGACAGATACGCTACTAGGACAATCCCAGCAGTTATCTGCGGCCACCACTCCTGTGCAAAGTTTTCGATCATCCAAACAGATTACGGATAGGAGTATAGCCGCCTAGGTCAGCACCAATCTGAGATGCTGCTCCGAACAGGTCTGCTCTAGCTCCAGCTCTGGCTGCACTCTGCTCTGCACCAAAGATACTTCTCTCACCTGCAGCTAAGGTCTGCTGCATACCGATGTTCTGTGCTGCTTGGGATCTCAGAGAAGCTACAGTGCCCTGTACCGTACTGGTTTCAGTGCCAATACCTGCACCCACGCCAGCCTGCTGTACCTGAGCACCACGGATTCTTTGCTCCTCAATGGTCCTCAGACGGGCTCTACGGTTCTGGATCTCAGACACCCTCTGTCTAGCTGCATTAGCCACACGAGCCTGCTGTGCAGCCTCCTGCTGGGCAGCAATACTCATACCCCCAGTACCAAGGGTAGTAGCAGTTAACCCTGCTGTAGTTAACTGTCCAGCAGTTAACCCTGCAATCGTAGGAGCCGCAGCAGCACCTCCTGCCGCTGCCCCACCTGCGGCTGCTGCTGTACCAGTAGCGCCAGCGGCTGTAGCACCTGTGGCACCTGCCGCTCCTGCTGCTCCAGTAGCACCTGCTGCACCTGCTGTACCAGCAGCTCCCGCTGCACCTGCGGCAGTTCCGGTAGCTGTAGCACCAGCACCTGCACCAAATGCACCAAGAGCAGCCCCACCAGTCAAGGCTGCAGCACCAATAACTGCAGCAGCAGTGGCAATGTCTTTGAAATCTACGTCACTCATAGGATTTTTCCTAAACAAACATATTCCATAGGTTCTTCAAGTAATTCTTTGTTGATATGTACTTCTGTAAAACCAAACATCTTAGTTAACTTCATCTTGTCTAGGCTTTCAGGCTCAAAGAACTCTAGGACTAACTTCACACCTTTGTCCTTGAGCCATCTTTCCCAGTGATCTAAGACTTTCTTGTAGGTCTTGAAGTGCTTTACACTCCACTTATGTGGAGTAAAGTGAAACTGAGCTACAGGTCCGTAGATCTCTACCCCTAGCGTCATCCGCTCAGAGTCTTCAAGGACTACATTCTCGCCTTCATCAGTGAACTCTATAATCACACTCTGCTCCGTCCAGTAATTACTACATCCCACCCAAGTAAACGTATATCTTTTCCAGGCTGACTTGTAATACTGAACTGTAGGGCTCTACCTGCACCACGAACCCTGTTTTTAGTGCTAATAACTTCGTAGCTGTAGTCAAAAGGCTCAGGATCAGAGCCACCAGCAGGCATGTAAGGCACCTTTAGACGGTATCCTTCAAAGGTTCCAGACCATTTACCTGCTGTGCTAGTGCTAGTGAAGTCATAGCGCACTTGCATCGTGCATGCACTGGGGAAATCGTAGACAGTTTCTGTCCCAGTAGTAATTAAATTCTGTTCTGTGCGCTCAAAGTGAGGAATGTACCACTGGATCTGCTTGTTACGAGCAGCTTCCCCCATGATCTGATAGCCAGTTACCATGTTGCTGGTGTAATCTAGTCCGTTGCCAGTACCATAGCTGGATTCCCAGTCCACAAACTTGCGATCTGTGAACTCAGAGAACACTAAGGCCCTAGTTGTAGCGTTGATATTAGCTGCTGTGATTAATTTAATAGCAGAAGAAGTGCTAATTACCCCACTAGACTGTGTAAGAACCACATCATCAGAACCTAACACCACATCATCAGCACCCAGAACTACGTCAAATGTAGTATCTGCAATTCCTAAACCTCTTTTGCGAGCAATGCCGCACACAATAGGTGCATCCGCACCGTCAAAGCTGAGTGTGTACGTGTAAAACGCAGAGAGTGTGATATCTAGATGCAAGATCTTGTCAAACTGGTAGTTACTCTGTGTCAAAGACTGATTTTCTTTGTACAAGAAGATCAGCTTGTTAGTCTCTGCATCGTAGAAACTACGAGCAAACAACCTAGAACTCTCAGGTATACCTAGATAGTCCTGCTGAATAGTATTCAGTGTGAGATTAGTAGCAGCAAGAACACCAGAGGTAGGATCAGGAGAGAGTAAGTAGATGCCAGAGTCTGCCCAGTAGCACACACCACCTTCGATAGCTGTGATTGTCCCAGGTGCAATAGCTCCTGTGTTAGTCACAAAGCGAATAAAGAAGCTGCTGGCTGTAAAGCCTGTGGTGTCAGAGCTGACAATCTCCCACACACCATTGTCCGCTACGACAACAACACTTCTCTCAAAGGGAATAAGCTTGTAGATCCTGCCCACATCAGGTAGTTCAATAGCTCCACCATCTGTAGCCAGCAGACTGTTAAGCTGCTCTGCTGTAGGATCTTGCTCTTGATAGCATTGACCAACTCTTTCAATGTCTGTGAGTAACTGAGAAAAGTAAATCGTACCGACAAGATCTCCGTCAGTCATGCCAGCATAAAACACACGGCCAGCAAAGAATGCTGTAGCACTAGGTCTGCTGTTATAGGTGACTGTAGGGATAGCAATACCAGACACAGAAGCCCTGTCACGCACAAAAGCATCAAGGATGTACCTACCCCTAGGTGCTCTTGTGTTGCCCACGTTAAGCTTCTGCAGGAACCAGGGGCTGTAGGAGCCGATACCCTCAATGAACTTACTGGCAGTACTCTTACCCAGGTGGATAATATCTGCATTGCTAGGGTAAAAACCTACTTTATTATAGGTGTGCTGGATAGGATCATTGACTACAGGAGCAGCATCACCATTCTCTAAAGCAAAGTTACTGAAGGTGTTAGGCCAACCTTGGTTTCTCAGGTTGTATCTGTGCGTAGTGCTCAGAGTTGTAGGGCGCTGGTCAATAGCAAGACCATCATTTACCCCATCAAAGTCTCTGATCTTAATGCTGATCTGTGTAGCAGAAAAGCTAGGACCACTGCTGTCATACTCTACGTAGATAGGCTCGATCTCTTCACCAACCACGAACAGGTAGCCGTTACCTGCAGAGAAGCCGAACTCTTTATCCCCAATAGCTCCAGCTAGAGCGTAGCTGCTGAGATCCAGAGGAGTAGTAGTGATCTTGTTAGCACTGAAAGAATCTTTCGTAGCATCAAAGAAGTACAGGTTAAAGCCAATCTGTACTACAGCAAAGTCTCTACCACCTACACCACCTACAGATTTCCACAGGAAGTTATTAACACCTGCATCTGCAAAGGATGTCTTGCTGAACTGGAAGTCATCTGTGTCATAGTTAACTTCGTAGTCAACACCAAGGCGTCTGCGCACACTGCCATCTTTGCGCAGATCCATGTTGTCAAGCTCAAGTGCAGCATTCTCAGGGAAGGTCAGAGGCGTAGCCTCAGTGATCTTACCCTGGGAGAAATTGAACTGCTGGAACTCTTGGGAAACTCTAGCCATGTTTTATCCAGCTTGGTGAATCTTGATAATCATGATATTCATGTCGTACACATTAATCGTTGCACTAGAGTTAAAGTAAATCTCAGCGCCGTTAGCTAAGAATGTAGAGTTAACATGGAAGTTAGAAGACTCGTCGAACCAGTTCACTGCACTGGAACCCTTGATAACCTCTTCTGTGATGCTAGAAGCAACACCCACACCACCACCGATATCAAAGTCAAGATCAAAGTACGGCTTTGACGCAGTAGTAGTCGCTTTGAATCTAAAGGTAACTGCATACACATCATTCAATGCTGTTGGAGTTACCTTGTTAGTTGTGGTGTTCCAGTAATCTGTGTCACCCACAGCTACATTGCTGTTATCTGTGCCAGCACCTAGACCGTTAATCGTAACCTTTGTGCGTACACCAGCAGACAAAGCAAGAGGGGAGCCAGAGGTATACGTGCTGTCGAAGTAATGTGCCCAACCAGTGTTGTTACTACGGTATCCAGCAGTATCTAGTTCATCTAGCTGCAGAAGACGTAGCTGGCTAACACCATTCGTAGCGCCGCTAGGCGTAATAATCTTGCCTGCATCAGACGTAGTGGCACTGGTGATATGCTTAGGCTCATGGACCTGCGAGCTATTCAGGGCTGTGTGTTCAAGATTCGCCATCTGTCTCTGCCTTACCCTTCGGGTCAAGTTGGCCTTCGGCCTTCGCGTCTATGTGTGCTTGGATTTCTTGTCTACGCTTTCTTTGGTGCCTTTTAACTTCAAGCTTCTCTTCACGTTGCTCTTTGAAATCCAAATAATCCTGCACAGCTTTCCCAAGATTACGTAAGGAAGTGTATCTACCAGACAGAACATCTGGCACAGATCCCTTCGTAGACTTCAGTGTGTACATATTAAGCTGAGGTACTTTCTCTGGCTTCAGTGTTGATGCCCCTACCTCAAATTCATAATCTAATGCAAGCTCTAGACCTTGTTCGGTCATCACTTTCTCCCAAAGTTATTCAGGTTACGAATACCACCACGGGTTCTCCACTTCTCAAGAGCCATCCAGCCCTTGTATGCTCTGCTAGTCTGCTCTTGTTTAGCGTTAGCAGTCTGTGCAATCTCAAGAGAAGCAACAGATTTAACTTCTGCTAGCAGGTACGGAAACACCTTGCTAGGTAAATCAGGTACGTGAGTATCAGTTAAAGAAAACGTAGGTTCTTTATACGCTGTAACCTGTGCTTTATCATTCTGCAAGCTTACTTCTACACCAGAATCATAAGAATCAAAGATCAGTGTCTCGTCATCCACAGAGGTGTAGTACGTAGGACCACGATCATTGTAGATATAAAAACGGAAACCACTGGGATCAACCACAAGATCCACGTTACTGTCACTCAGAGCTGTCCCTCGACTCATGGTGTACTTCATGAAGTTATCTAGCTCTAAGTACTTAATAAGTCTCCACTCAGGATCACCAGAAACATCCACACGCACATCGTAGTACATTGTATCGTTAGCGATCTTTTGAATAGGATCTTCGATATTCATGTGTGTGGGACGGGCAGGATCAGCAAAGGGAGTAGGAGAAATTACTCTCCGAAGGTGAGGCCAGTCCTTGCTGTTGATGATGTTGAAGTAACAGTCACGAACAATGTGTGCTACGTCATACGCCTCTGGCGTTGCATCAATAGTGTTGACCTCATCGGAGCCCATACTCGTGAGGGTAGCTTGAACAATGTCAAGTACTGTCATCTTAGCCATTACTGTTCCTCACAAAGCTCCAAGTACACTGCGTTATTAGCATTAATGTTGTCTCGTAGTTCTTGACGATCTGTTTGTTTTGAATACACCGGGGTGTATAAATCACAGAAGTTATTCAGTGAAACGGTCTTGCACCCTGTCACGCAAAGCAGCGTTATCAGTGTGAGCCCTACGAGCTTTGATGCCTTTCGTAACGCTGTCTGCATATTTCTTAAGCTCCTCTGACTCTTTAGCACTAAAGCCTGAGTCGTAGCCTGTCTTGTAGGCATAGAACAGCAGACCTACGAAAGCTAGAAGTAACCCTAGTTCAATCATTGCTTAGGCTTTACAACCAAAGACATTGCTTTGTCGAACAGGTTCTTCACACGAGCAAGCACAGCATCGTCTTTCTCTGTGGGTGTGAGTGCAGCAATACCCAGCAGAGCAATTAGCAGTGCATCTAGTGCTACGAACCATGCAGGAATTACGTCAAAGATTTCCATGATGTCCATAGTTACTTCCTCTTTTTGGGCTTAGAGCGCATAGTAGATTGGCTCATGCCACCACGAACATTAGGTTTGTTCATGGCAGTTTTTTTCTTAGTCATTTTTTTCTTGCTAGCAGATCCATAGCTTGAGATGTTAGGCATTTTATTTCCTCTTAGCTGTCTTAGCAGATTGCTTGAATGCTTTAGCAGTAGGAGCGCCTTTCTCTCCAGGCTTCCGCATCTTCTCTCCAGAGCCTTCCTTGATACGCTTACGCTTAGCGTGGATGTTTGCGTACAGTCCCGGTCTCTTAGCCATTACTTCCTCTTCTTAGATCTACGTGCTGTCTCAAGAGCAATAGCTACTGCTTGCTTCTGAGGTTTACCAGCCTTGATCTCTCGTTTAATGTTTGCACTAATAGTCTTTTTAGATGCACCTTTCTTAAGAGGCATAGTTCCTCCAGAGGATCAGGCCCCCCGAAGGGGGCCGTCACCGTACGCTTAAAGCGTGTTCTTCTCCAGGTACGTAATCACCATACGGGCTTGCCCGTCAGTGAACGTGCCAGAAGCAGCAACCACGAGATAAGCATCGTTTGCTGTGTCAACAGCGGAACCGTCAAAGGTACCGGATGTCTTCACAACGTCAACACCATCAGGTGACACAACGTCACCATCTGCGTCGATGTTTGCGAGTGCCAGAGCAGTACCCGTGAAGATACCGTCTGCGTCGATAGCAACCCCTGCCTTGGTGTACGTACCCACTACGTAGCTTGTGCCACCAGCGAATGCGTCACAGACAAGGAAGGTTGCGTCGAGGATAGTAGCCCCTGCAGGGATGTACGGAATAGCTTCGCTGAAGCTGTCAGGAGTGGAACCACCCCCGGCATCTGCATCGAACCCAGGCAGATCATCGTAGGAGAAATCCACGACAAGCTGGCTGATCCCGCCACCAACACGGACAACTTGGTATGCCTTATCACGGGCGGTCTGAGGACCGTAGTGCCGTGTAAGACCGTCTTTGTTTGTGAAATCAGTCATTGTTGATCTCCTTAAACAGCGGTCGAGTCGGTGAGGACACAGACCATGTTTTCAGGACGGAACAACTTCAGACCCCAACGAGCAGTAGTAACGTACTCCTCACGCTGGAAGTCTTTGTTGAACTCCGCATCAACCTCAGGCATCTGACGCCAAGCACCCATAATCGGGAGCACAGTCGAGTCAGCAGAGAAGAACAGGTTTTGCACCCCGTTCGTCACGCTGTTCGAGGCACCACCGTGAGTGATTGTTTCGCCAAGACCTGCGGCAAGGTAGTTGCTCTCGTAAACGTCAAAACCATACACGTTACGGATAAAGCGCATACCTGTGGTCAGACCTGTACCGATGATCCCCTCCCAACGCGGGTTATAGGTCACATCGGAAAGACCCGTGAGGGTCTCAAGCTGATAGCCAACAGTCGGGTCAACGATAGCAACAAGGTTGTTCAGGGGAACATTGGCCTTCTTGAGAGCCAGCTTTGCGTAAGCAAAGTCAGCAGGGTCCATCGTATCGCCAGAGCCTGTACCAATGTAACGGTGATCGTACCCGTTCACTTGGTTAGCACTGCTAGCAGATTGGTTTGTACCCGATTGAGAAGCTGTCGGACCCGGTGTCTTCAGGATGTCTGCTTCCAGAACTTCCATGATTGCACGGGACTCTTTAGCTGCAAACTGGCTCATCACACGCTGCATGTAGAAAGAATCTTGGAGATTCTTCTTCGTCACATAGTGTGCGGAACCCAGGTACTCAGTGATCGTGAACTGGAATTCACCAGTATCGAGAGCACTGTACTTAATAGCCTGATCTTCAGCAACTGTCTGCGTTGTAGCCTGACCAACCGAGGGCACCGTGAAGGTGGTCCCATCGGGGAATTCAGTCAGCCAGTCAACGTAGCCTTGAGCCATCAACTCGTCTTCAAGGATTTCCTTGAGCTGGGCGCTGTACAGTTCACTGCGAATCAGGAGATCGCTGTTAGCGGTAGTCATTCCACCAGCCATAACCTACTCCTTATTTATAAAAATCCGCACCAAGGCGGGCTCTGTCTTTGAAAAGTTTTTGTTGTGTAGCCCCTCTCCAATAAGCTTTCGGATCGGTTTTACGCAACTGTTCGTAGTACTTCCAAGTGCCTTCAGAGACACCTTGACTCATACCATCCGTGTTAACACTACCTTGCATCTGACGGGTAGGGTTCCCCGTAGAACCAAAGTACGCAAGCACAGCTTTCGGAGACTTCATAGACATCTCTTTAAGATCCTGCACAGAGACACCTAACTCTTGGGCTTTACCTGCTAGTGCTTCCTTTGCCTTATCTCCAAACCTACTCAGCAGTTGATCTTGAACATAATCGAGATTCTGTTCTTGCTTCTGCTTTGTTTGGTACTGGTTAAAAAGCTCCGGTACACGAGATGCAACAAGCTCTTCAAGGCTCGCTGGGTCCACACTTGGCTGAGCGCCTTGCGATTCCTGAACTTGTGATTCAGTCGCCTGTGATTCCCTTTGCTCTAGTCTCTTAAGTACTTCTTCCATACCTTCTCTCTTCTGCATCTCCGCCTGTAGGCGCTCTAACTCTGCCTTCATGGAAGAGTAAGACTCCTCTAGGTTTTGAATATGCTTCTGAGCATGAGGCACAGACTTAAGAGCATCCTCTTGAGTCTTGTACTTTTTGTCTTCACCAATCCACTGGGACAGATCAGACTCTGGCTCGGCTTGTTGGCCGTCAAACAAGTCGGTGGTTTCCGACATAAATTACTCCTTAGCTAAGGTTAGTAAAGCTACAACGTGCTTGAATGCACGGATTTCCCCAAGGATAGTAGCTACTTCGTTTTGCCAGTTAGCGTTAGCAACGATGTCACTACTCTCCAAACGAGATCTTCTACTCTCAATATGTTTATTAAGAATCTCACGGACGTAGTTGAACTCTTCGTCCGCTGTTAATAACTTCGCTTTGAGCTGCTCTTTGGCCTCTGGTGTGACTTCTTTAAAGAACCTTGAGTCCATTAAAGCGCACCACCTTCCACAGCAGCTTCATCAACATTAGCAGGCGTGATGCTTTCTTCTTGCAACTGACGCTGGTATTCCTGAGAAAGTCTAATGCTTTCGGCTTGTTCCTCTAGGCGTACGTTATCTCGTACCAGTTCGTACTTAGCGAAGCCCAGCAGCTCCTCAAACATCTCAGCCTCTCTCTTGCCGCTAACGTGATTCATTACGGCTGGATCACCTCCAAAGATCGCACGGAACCCTTGGTAGTTCTGCACCATCTGCGCTCTGGCAGCAAAGTGCCGGGCTCCTACGGGACGGATTTTGCCTTTAGCTCTAATGTCTGCTGGGGTAACACTGATGAAGTCTTGGATACCAACATCCGTGTCGATAACCTGAATAACATCTGCAGCATCCAGCTCCATACGAGCTAACTCAAGCATGTTGTTCAAAAGAGGTTCCAAGATATACATTTCAAAATGTACAACTTTCTCTTGGAACATCTTACTGCTGTTCTGCTCTAGGATGTTTACCTCAAATGCTGTCTTCTCTCCGGGTGTACGGATACCAACAGCCTGACGAGGTGCGCCTGCAAACTCCTCCATTTTCTGTTCAAGAATTGCAATCTGTGTATCTGCAGTTAATGCAGTAGCGTCGATTCTTAGTGTCTCAATGTCTCCATCGTCGCCTAAGAAAATCTGTGCAAAGGGTTCCCAATCGAACTCCTCCACCTGTCCCTTGATCTTTAGGGGCGGGTGTGCAATTAAGTCAAACAGGTCAGCCTTGATGTTCTCTAGATGGTCAATGCGGTACTGCATACCAACTAGGTTATCTAGCGGACCCATGCCGTAGAGGTTATCAGGGCGCTTACGCCACTGAGTGCCAACACAAGTCTTCTCACCAGACCACGTAGGAATAGGCTCGTCACGTAGCACTGTAGTGCGATCCATGACCGTGACCACACGGTTACGTAGATACTTCTGCTCGTAGTCTAGGTACATGTCGCCCTTGAACTCAAGGATCTCTACCCAGCCTGTCTTGAGATATTGGGAGTACGTACCAAACCCGTCGATCTGCATACCGAATGCTTTGTCGATATCACTATCACGGTATGCTGCTAGTTCTTCTCTGTTCTTCTTAATACGATCAAGAGAAGACTTCAGATACCCAGCACTAGGATTCTCTTCGATCTCTTTCTCTAGCTCACCAATGCTTTTAACATAACGTGTGATCTCAGGAGACTCACCTATGCTGGGAGCAATCGGATTAATACAAATATCCAGAGGGCTACGACGGATAGCACGAGGGCCTTGCTTAATAACCTGTAGCTCACCATCAACCTCGTGATATTCCTTAACGTAGTCGCAGTCTACAAAAGCTGTACCGTAGTCAATGTAGTCATAGATTACTTGGTCGATAATATCAATGAAGTTAAACTGGCGAAGCTTATTAGCAACGTATGCCTGAATAACTTCTGCCTTTGCTTTAGTTGCAGAGTCTGCATCATAGGCTTCCCAACGAAGCCAGTTATCATTAGGAAACAATGCAGACTTGTAGTTAGCGTGTAGGTTATCTCGGATCTGACAGATCTTAGGCAGCGTGGTCTTGTTCTTCCACGGCAGCTTAGAGTTACTTGTAGTCGTTGTGTCCGTAGCAAAAACGTAGTTACGCAGTTCACGCTTCTGCTCTTTCCACTCCGCACGAGCCATGTCCCACTCACGCCAGAGATCAGCAACTCTCTCAGCGAGATTATCTTTGGTGATGGCTTGTTGAATCTGGGCTACTTTACCTGCCATAATATTCTCTTATCAGCCAGCAAATGCAACACCGCCGAAGCGGGAATCAAACACTACATTGCCTCTGCGTGTTCTGTTTGTATTCCTAGTAGGTGCCACTGCGATATCAATAGCTGCTGTTAAAGCATCCTTGATATCATCATGCGGTGGTCTAGCTAGAATTAACTCTTCCTCTAACAGAGAACACATACCGTTCTTTTGATGCCATACCTGCATGTTATCATACTTAGGCTCAAGAGTTGCGGCTATACGTTCCTCTTTACTTCCTGAGTGTCTAGTAGGATTATGTTCGTCGATACTTAACATAAGTCCATTAGGCACTATGTAACTGTCTTTAAGTTCTTTAACCAGCACCTTCTGTGCTACTGATACTTCACAACGTATCTTCCTAAAACCCCACTTCATATGTAAATCAAGCAGAGCATCGTAATAACTCTTGATCTTATCTGTCTTGAATCTATCAATATCTAGTACATAGATTCTGTTCTCTGCATCAATACCTACTACAACAATAGCTGTGTAGTCAGCTTTCTTATTTAAACTAAACGCAAAGTCCATAGCTGCAACTACATTCAGTTTACGATCCTTAAAGAACCATGATCCTCTTTCGTTCACTAGGAACTTAGGATCAAAGTACTGGAACTTATCTCTGCTGATCCGGTTACTTGTCGGATCATTAGGATCGTTGTAGTACTGTGCATAGAACTGCGTTGTGTCTACGTACTTAGCTTTCTTTCTTGCCAGTTCCTTCAGGTCAAAACCAAACAGCTTACCGTCAGGTCTCATCTCTCGGGGCCAGAGGAACACCCCTTCCTGCTCTACTACTCTCTGGAATACTTCGTACACCCTGTCAGTGTGAGAAAACTCTCCGTTCTCATCAAACACTTCTTCTTCCATTTCAATCAACGTTTGGTACAGATCTCTAGGGTGATACCGTGTACCTACTACAATCTCTGACGCACCTGTTGTTTCAATACTCGCCAGTTGCGAATACAACGCTGCAACCTTAGAACGCCCATCCTCAGTGTAAGCATTCCCAGGTACAACAAGATCGTCGAGATAAACACGGCTAGCATGGAATCCAGTGATGTTAGTGGTGATTCCAGCAGCTTTAATACTCGGGTCTCGGACACCTTCCTTCTTCCTCAAAGGATGATCTACGATGATCTCGTTAGTATTCCAGCGTTCCCTGTTACCTTCTTCTAGGTTAACCATCTCAGGCCAGTACCTGCGGTACACCTCTGATGTTAGGATCTGCTTGATTGCGTAAAGCTGTTTCTCCGCAAGGTCTGACGTAGCAGACACGTACAGTACTGTCTCTGTCGGATCTCTCGTTAGATCCCATGCACAACGCACTGCAGCGCAATGGGATTTCTGATGATCTCTCGGTAGTAGGCAGAGCTGGTTGTCTTTAGCAGAAGCTCTTGTCCACCAATCGAACAGCTCTTTGTGTACCTCGCCATACACCCTGTGAGGATTAACCAGACGAGCAAAGCTGTACAGGTCTTCTTCAGCCTTTTTACGTATCGCTTCAAGACTCAAGACCTAACCTCTTTAGATCCTCTGCGAATTCTTTTTCAAGCAATGCGTCCTGACGTAGCTTACCTTCCCTCTCAGCCTTGCTAGGACGCCCTCTCTTGCTTTTCCAAGACCCTTCCGCTAGCCACCTAGCGGCATTCACATTGCCTTCCTGAGCCTGCTTTACAAGCCCTCTCATGCCTGTACTACGCAGCTTAGCCGACAGCTCTTCTTCCCACTCGTTGTACTTCAGCTTAGTAGCCAGCAGATCATTAGCTTTGATTTTCTTCCAGTGATCCCAGTCCCCATCAAACGCCATCTGCACAAACAGATGTTCCGTAGGGTCCATGCAGTCCATGTACAGACGACGCAGTGACGGGTACATCACATTATCTTTCTCGTAGTCGTAGTCTTTCATTGTGTACGATGGTTGAATATCATCGTGCGACATTTCAAGGAACAGCGACTGCGTAAGTCTGACACCTTGAGGGTTCTTCAAAGGTCCATGACGATTCATTAGATAAACTCAATCCTTGTGTACAAAGGTACTGTGCCTGCCACACTTCCTGTTCTTGTAAAGTACAACAGCTCAGAACTAGAGTTAATTAGTAAGTGGTCGTCAGTAATATCTGATCCAGTGCCATCATGACCAAAAGCATTCAACCCTGTGTGGTACACATAAGAGAACGGTGTGCCGTTAGCTACATCAATGTTAGCTTCGTTAATAGCCCTGGTTACGGAACCATTTAGTACAGAAGTACATTTCATATAAGCTTGAGTCGGAAAGGGAAGCTTAACAATAGTAGCACTTGTATCTGTTGTTAACCCAGTTACATCAATGTACTTTTCGATTACTCTGGAGTCTTCAGGAATAAACGCTGTTCTTCCAGGGAACATACCAAAGTAATCAACAGAAATCGTAGCATTTGTTACGCCATTGTTTTCTGTGCCAAAGCGTAACTCTAGTTCTCCCAAAGCAAGATTTTCATAGTACACAGAACCAAAGTACACTTTATAATCTGTAGTCAAATACCCAGAACGATTTTCATTTGCTACAAACTCTGTGCAATTAGCCTCAAGAAGCTCTAACGTTCTAGTTGTGCCAGAACGAATTTCAGCATAAGCGACATCATTTTTCTTTTCTGCATCTGTTGTTTTAGATCCAGGCAACCGCACAAACAGTTTAGTTCCTTCCACATCTGCCTTGGCTCGGACCACAAAGGTGTACCAACCACGTAACGGTTGATCTTGATTATTCACAAGGAGCCGTGTGCGGTTTTCGTAAGTAGCAATAGCAGAGAGCTGAAGAACATTTTTGCCTAATTCGTCCCCAGTTTTAGGAGCAACTGTACTAAGAGCGGAAGCAAAAGTGCTGTTGTACAAATTAGTATTAAACCAAGGATCAACAATCATGTTAGGAGCTTGTGCTTCTACCATAAAGTGTCTAGCAATACCATGCTGCTGGAAAAATGAACCTTCCTGAGTACTGCTCATACTGTTAAACATATTACCAAAGCTCTGAGACTTTCTACCACCAATGAAGTCAACAGAGTTTTGTTCACAGAGATTACCACGGAAGTAATTCATTCTCTGCTTAATAACACCTGTGCCATCTTTGATATCAAAAGCATTAATAGCGATATCAACTCTTTCGATATCATTATCAACAAAGCTATTAGCGTAGCTTCCTGCACGAACCCAGACACCCATAAAAGGATTCAGGTTCACGGCACCGCTGGTAGTAACGGATGTATCAGACGTTACTTCAAACGTATTAGCAGTAGCATTAGCAACAGCAAAGGTGCCAGTCTTAGTTTTAGCTTGTCCTGTGGTAAACACTAAAGGAACAAGCTGCCCGTTAACATACCCATGGCTGTTATACGTTACGGTAATCGTAGTGCCAGACTGAGTATACGTTCCTGGGTTTTGCCCAATAGCTCTTTCAGGTCCACCAATACGGCAGCGAGAAAGCTGGCTGGCGTTAATATCACCCTGGGAGCCAGAAGAATCTTCCACACCCCACCATACGCCATAAAAGTTATACGTAAAGTCACAATCTGTAATGCTGTTAAGCATAGAGAAACGATTAAAAGCACCGCTACTGTTGTCTGCAGTAAGTAGCAAACCAATCCCTGTGGTGCCTGTGTCACAGCCATAAAACCCTACTCTCTCAACGCGAGAGAAATAAGTATTATTCATGTGCAAAAGACATTTAACAACGTTGTTACCACCACCAGCACCGCGAGTGCCAGTAAGTTGGGTAGCACTTAAAAACAAATCTTTAATGTTAATGCGGTTTAATGCAGTAGTTGCAGGAAAAGCATTAACTTGAATCATGGTTTCAACAACAGAAGAGCCTGATCCAGTAAAGGTATTATCTGCTGTAATAATACTGCCGCCGTTGCTGTCACCGACAAGATTAATATTATCAAACAAAACAAACAGGGTGTCTGTGATTTTGTAAGTGCCAGCAGGAAAGTACACTGTACCGCCACGGGTTAGATTTCTAATCTGCCCCATAGCAGTAATAGCTTCTTGGATAGCAGCAGTGTCGTCTGTTACCCCATCACCAACAGCGCCAAAGTCTTTAACGCTCACGAACTCACGAAGCTTATCCTGTACTGTAGTAGGGTCAGCACCTGTGCCACCTTGTGTGTAACCAATTAGCGATGCGCCGTCAGAGTCATCAAGACGCTCAAGAACACTAAGATTACCAGCAGCAATTACATCTTTAAGTTGCTTAAACGTAGCAGGCTCAGTGTTATTTACTGCGTCAGGAAGATTCAAGACACGGTTAGAGTTCATGTCGAGGGGAGCTTCCATCTGATTTGGAGAGCTACCATCTCTGCTTAGCGTGTTATCAAATGCTGTTTCGATCTCTGCGTTATTACCATTAATTACCGCAGCAGTACCGAACCCACTTGTAACGTCTGTTAGTGTCGGTCGCTTTGCCATCTTAATGCGCCTTGTTTAGTGTCACATCAACATTAGTGCTAGCACCAGCACTAGCCACTACAGCACGAACCTCTGCCCCAGCTTCAAGGTAAATCAATGCTACCCAAGCAGAGTCTTGGTTTGTATTAGGAACAGGAATACCTTCTACATTACCAGCTTCATCTTCAGCTTTTGTCTGTAGTGTGATATTACAACCGTTAAAGGTTCCGAAGTACCGGAACACGTATTCACCGCTGGTGTTAACCTTGAACCAGCTTCCGGTGTCGTTACTTGTTTGTGCACTTTGAAGAAATAACATCAGAACTCCTTTACATTAGTCGGAGTAGAATTAATAAGAGCCTGAGCTGCTTTGCGCTCGGCCTCGTCCTTAACGATTAACGGATTAGCCACGGTCTGAGTCGTTGCGTTGCCGTCCTCGTCGTACACGGTTTCTTCTACCGTAGGCTCTAGGGGTTCGATGGCGGGGCGGATAACTACCTCGACCATTTCATAAACAAGGCCATCCTCGTCAAACACCGGCATACCTTCCTCGTCTACCTTCTGCTCGCCCTGCTGCATCTCGGTGACTTCCGATAAGCCTTCTGAGAGGACGTATTGAGACAGCCGTGCTACGGCAATTTGGTATTCGTTAAGCTGCCGCTCAAACAACGAGGCGCGTTCTGCCTCAGCCTTGATGGCTTCCATGTCGCATAGACTCTTAGCCAAATCACGCATGGCTTGATGTTCTGCTACGCTCTCAGAACCATTTGACAAGGCTGCAAATTCCGCCCCCGGCGTGGGGTACTTGGTCGCCATGATTGCTTCGATGATCATCGACCGCGAGGCTGTGACAGGCACTAGGGCTTCTTCCTGCTCCCAGAACACTTCCGTACCTTCGTCGGTCTCTTTCGTAACTTCCTTGGCATCCCAATGGATGCGCAGCTTGTTCCCGATGACTTGATAGGTCGGGAGCTTATTGTTGCTTGATACTTTCATGGTCAACTCCCTTAATAACTGAGCCGCGCGCCGATATCACGAGTCGCAAAAGAAGACGAACGACCCACATTCCAAGCGAAAGCGCCGGCACTCGCGCCATAAATCGCATTACCGCCGAAAAGCGCAACGCGGTTACCTGTGTTCTGGAAAAATTGGTCCGTAAGGTAGGTGCTTGACGACGCGCCAGTTGTGTCATTCGGCAGAAACGCCCCCGGCACATCGGCAATGTTTTGAACATAACCATTGGCCGACGCCATCGTTATACCCAAATCGGTATAGTTTGTTGAGGTGTTGTCCGCAAAGTCCGCATCGTTGTTTGAGACGAAGGCGTCACGGTCCACAACAATACCGATGTTGAACCCGTCAACCCAATTCCAACAGTTGCCAAAGAAGTTTTCAATGCCGCGATAGGACATATACGCCGTCCCCGGCTTCGCTCCTGCGCTAGGCTGGGTGCCGTCCGTTGAAACATTGCCCAAGGCGTTTGAGGCCCCTGCTACAGTGTGAGGGCTGTCTGATTGGCTGCTGGAGGAGCCAACATAAGAGCCGTTGGTATTCCCGTCCCCAAGCTCGTTCTGACTGTAAAACGTGCCGTATTCCACAAGGTACAGAATCTGGACTGCGCAGGTTAGCCAGAAATCCTGCTGGCGGAAGCCAGTGCCCACATTTGCTGCAAGGTCGCGGCACTCATCACGAGTCACACCGACAAGGGGGTATTGGCCTGAAATGGCCGCCAAAGTGTCGTTTGAAGTGTCGATATTTGACGTCATATCGTCGAGGTTTTTGCCAGAGACATAACCCGTCGCCGTCCCCGTTTCCGTCGCAACAAACGCCGCCGTTACGGTAAAGGTAGTACCGCTTGCCCGAGTGACGACCGTATAGTCGCCGTCATAGCTGGTAGTACCTGAAATAGTCACGGTGTCTCCCGCGTAGAGCGGGTGTTGGGCAGAGGTCGTTACTGTGATATCTCCGCCGCCAGCGTCTGCTACTGCTGTAATACTGCGCTCAAATTTAAGAGCAGCGTCATAAGCGCCGATGTAGCGATAGTCCACGATCTCGCCGTTCTTGAAAAAGGCTGGGTGGAGCTGATAGCCAGCCAAGGGAACGTCCGAGATTTCCCAAGTGGTCGTGTTGCCGTTTTTCACTTGCCGGAAGTAGAAGCGCGGAATCTCGACCATCACGTTGCCGTCAGCACCCGTAAGGGTTGCCGAGGTGCCATCCAGCTTCTGCGTGGAGTCCGTGGGATCGAGGTAGTAGTTCACTGTCCCGTCGTCGCGAAGTAGGCAGCGCTTCATGCCTTCGTGAATCTTGGTGACCGTAGAAGGCGTGGTGTTGGCCGTGTAGGTGTCGGTCGAGCTGTTCCACGCGAGGTTGGCGCCTACGTTTAGCTTTGCAATAGTCGCCTCTTCGGCGGTAAGCGTCTGGAATACGGTCGGGTCGACCTTAAAGTTAGTCCCGCTTCGATTGACAACAGCCTCGTCCCCAGCCTGGAAGCTGGTGCCGTCAGTAAGTTGTGAAATCTTTTTGTTAGACATATCGGAGCCCCTACTCTAGCTCAATCTTGAAGCCATCTTCCAAAAGAATGGCAAAGTTGTTTTCAAGCAACAGAAAACCGAGGAAGAAGGTCCCCGCTGATCGGAATCGAAACCTGAACCTGGTTCGACCAAGCACTTAGAAGCCCTCTCCGACCATTACATGAAGGGATGAGCTTTCGCCAGATGCGCAGATGAATGCAATGTGGCTATGGTCCCGAGCCTTCGCAATGCTCACCTGGGAGCCAGAGACAAGGGGATAGTCCGCCGTCGTAGCCGCAACAGAGCTGTCTCCGCAACGAACCCAAACCGTCTGACCGCCTAGATTAGTCAGGCATACACTCCGAGCGTTTGGCGTAAGATCTGCCTGAGCCGAAACGTCAGTCACCGCGTTGATAGACCCGGTGCCATAGCCCGGCTTAAAGGTCGTCATTTCCATGATCTACTCCTTACGCGACCCGGAACCAGGAGTTCAGGCCGTTGTCATACTTGAGGGTGAAGTAATCCTCCGCAGCCAGAACGCCAGGATTGCCGTAGATGGCCGTGGCGCCGTTGAGCGTATAGGAGACGTTATTGATCTGCCGCGTGGTCACTACCAGGATCTCTGTACGGTCTGAGAGAGAGCTTGCAGCAGGCATCACAAGCGTCACAGAGGCGAGGCTAGTGGCTGGGGTCATGATTACCCAGTTCTGGTCGCCAGCAGCCTGTAAGGGCACCGTGAGGCCGCTCGTGGGGGCCACATACTGCGTTGCTTGGCTGGTCGGAGACTGCTGCTGCACAAACGTCGCTAGGGCCGTTGCAGACACCTTCCGGGCGTCACCGTTCCCCGTGTTGTAGACCGCGAAGAGATCGCCGCCTGAGAGGCTCGTAACGGTCGGCAGTTGGTTAATAGTCGGCATCGTTCAGCCCTCAATAAAGGTCTAGCTCGCCCTCGCCACCAGTCTCCACAGGAGCGTCAGGCACGGGCATGAAGGGGTCGTCGTAGCGCCAGGGCTTGCGTCCTGCACCACGCGGCATGGAGTGAGGCATCTGTTGCTGGGGCGGCATGGCAGCGCGTGACATGATCGTGTTGTAACCCTGGCGTGCGATCATCTTGGTGTCGGGGGGAACAGTCTTTCCATAGCCCGACGCAAGGCGCGTAGCAAGGTTCGTGATAACCGCCTCATTCGCCCAGTCAGGGACCGTCGTCTCCGTATCAAGGTCAGCGTCCTCCGGGCTCAAGGGGATGGGATACGCCAGCCGTAGGCCCTTCCCGTTCCACTCCGCCATCATCGCGTCTAAGCGGCGCAGGGCGGTCTGTAGATCCTCCGGCTGTAGATCGAAGACATACGAGGCCAGCCCAATCTCTTCAAAGGCTGCGGTGATGAACTGGCGCTTTGTATAGCTCACTGGAGAGCCTCCTCGATCTTGGCAAGCAGGGTCTTCTCAGACCAGCGCTTGTCGATCTTCAAACCGAGTTCTTCAGCCTTCTGGAGCATCTCCTCCTTCGTGGGGGGAGAATCGTCTAGGGGCTCTTCGGATTCTATCACTGGTTCTGGCTCGATCACAGCTTCCAGGGAGAGGCGCCAGCCGTCTTTCAACGCAGCGTCAAGCTCTTCCTGATTGCTTACACCCTTGATCGCGTACTTAACGCGAATGCGAGGGTGCCAGTGCGGGCCGCCCTCGCGGAATACTTGATTCGGGAAGTCGATCATTTCTTCTTCTTCGCCGTCTTGGCCGATTGCTTAAATGCCTTGGCCGTGGGAGCGCCCTTCGCTCCAGGCTTCCGCATCTTCTCGCCAGAGCCTGCCTTGATGCGCTTGCGTTTGGCGTGAACGTTAGCGTAGAGACCCTTAGCCATCACTTCTTCCTCTTCTTCGCCTTACGAGCAACATTGAGGGCAATCGCAACCGCCTGCTTCTGAGGCCGACCAGCCTTCATCTCGGTCTTGATGTTCTTGCTGATCGTCTTCTTCGAGTAACCTTTCTTGAGCGGCATTCTTGGCCCTCTTTTTTGCTGCCATCATGGACGCTAATCGGCGCGCCCTTAACTCTTCATCCTTCCATGCCGCCGTCGTCGCAGCAGCAATTTTCAATCTTGTCTCTCTTGAATGCGTCCGCGCTCCTCGAGCCTTTGCGGATTCACTCATTTTGGCTCGCGTCTCTTCCGAGACATCCTTCTTGGACAGCTTTTGCCTTGTGCTTTCAGGCATCTTCCATCCGTCCTTCTTGCGCTTGGCCCACATGGCCTTTGCTCTTTCCGAGGCCTCTTTCCTTCGGTCATCATCCCACGAGGCTTTGAGCCCTTCGGACACCTTTTCTCGGTATCCCTCATCCTCCCATCGGATCTTCAGTACTTCCGACCATACCGACGTATCTAAATGCTTTCGGCCCTTGGCCTTGGCCGCTATTTTGGCCGCTACCTCTGGGGATTTCGATGGAGCTGTATCACCGCCAAGAGAAAGGTTATACCCATTAGGGACTAAACAATTCAGCTTTTCAATGGCCGCAATTTCGGCCTTATGCAAAGCGTCCTGGCAATCGTATTCACTCAATATAGAGACAGACGGCTCACCATGTTTTCGCCAAGCGTTATGCACTGGAAGAGGACTGCCGCGTTTAGCAGCCGCCCTATGCTGTGCCAGCCTGACACTCATTTTGCGAACCGTCTGCCCTATATACACCTTCCCATTCGGGAACGTCAGTTGATAAAGACTAAGCATCGCGCACCTCAAGCATCGCTCTATGTCACGATGCCTAGTCTAGTATCATCCTATTGATCAAACAATAGTATCCCGGCCATTTCAGGCTGCTTGCAGCAAACCCCGAAGAGGGTGTCGAGACGATACTTGATCGTCATGGAGTCGATGTCATAGAACTTCTGCATGACAAGCTCCACACCTTGATCGGTGGTCGCACGCATCACAGCCGTGCCAGCGTCGGAGGGCACTGCGAACCGGCCAGGGAGAAGCTCGAGAGCGTCCCGCTGCCAGAAGCAGTTGACGTTAGCTGCCTTGGTGTTGAGGAAGTTGATAGCCGCCGTACCAGAGGTGGAAGCAAGCTCCACGTTCTTGTACTGAAGCTCAGCGTCCGTACCGCCACCGCCGCTGATGATAGCCGGGGAGATGGTCATCAGGGTGCCGCTGTCCACGGAGATAACACGGAAGGTCTTGAGCTGACCCGTGCTGTTCTTCGTGATGTGATGCACAGCTTCCACGCCAGCGATCTCGAAGGCGTCACCAGCAGCCAGGCCAGCGGTGCTGGAGATGGCGATCTGCTGATAGCGGTTGTCCACGTTGATCTCACCACCAACAGCGGTCGAGGTTGCCTGCGGAACGTAGTTCACAATCGCGCCGGAGGTCGTGTCGACCGTGGGGGTAGCGCCCTGAGCCGTGATCCGCTTAGCCACGTCGAGCTTGTAGGTGTCGAAGCCGGCGACCATACCCACCTGGCTACGCTCGTAGGCGGAGTCAGACTTGGCGTTCCCGAAGGAGCGCGTAGCTGCTGCCAGGTTCCCTGCCATGCCGTTGTAGTCACGGCTGGAGAGGGCCAGGTAGCGGTCGAAGTCCGGCACACCTTGCTCGTTCATGAGGCTGTCGCAGAGAGCCACGTCGTCGTAGTCACCAGCCGGGGTGGCGGTGGTCACAACGAGCGTGCCCTGGTTAGCGGCAACGTCGAGGACGGCGGTGTTGATGTCGGAAGCAAGCTTCTGACGTGCAGCCGTGCCGAGGCGACCCTCTTGCAGAGCGTCACGCAGTTCCAGCGTGGTCATCGTCCAGGGGACGGCCTTGCTGTAGCCCAGGGTAGCGGGCACAGAAAGCTGGGTCATGTCCTGGTAGGAACCAGCGATGGAGCTACCAGCGGTAGCGTTGATGGACTGAGCGATGTAGGGCATCGGACGCCAGATGGTGTCGCGTGCGCGCTCCATCATTGCGGAATCCGTGTTGTACACGCTCACGTTGCGGGAAAGGATCAGGGCATCGTTGAAGCCTTCGAGGAGATCCTCGAACGCAACGCGCTCTTCCTTGGAAAACGAGTTAGCCATTGTCTAAGTCCTTTAAGTTTTGTTTGCCTTGAGCTGTTTCTTGTAGCGCATGACCTTGGAATAGTCCCCGGTCTTTTCCGCTTCAGCTCGCAGCCGTTCAAGGGTTGAGTCCACCGAACCCGATACGCGACCAGTGCCTTTGACCGTCTTCTCGGGCGGGGGTGCCGACTTCTTCGTTGCAATCTTCAATTTGCTCTCCAATTTGCTGATCGCAAACGCGAAGTCAATGGGGTCATCAATCTGAGCAAGCTCCTGCGCCTTCTTTGGGTTCTTCCCTAGGGCATAAACCACGAACTCAGGGTTCTCCGCGCCTTTGACGATGATGCCTTGCTGCGTGACGTTCAGGATGTCCTTAACGGTATCCTCCGCGTCGTCGAAGTCCTTGGCCTTCATCGCCTCCTTGCGACGGAAATACTCCTGCTGTTTAGCGGTCCAGGCCTCTTCAATGGCCTGCTGCTGACGTTGGGCAGCGTGCTGCTCCGCGTCATGCCTACGCTTCCTGTCAAACCAGTCAGCGAGAGCCTTCTCGTATTTGTCCGTGTCGTAGTCATAGACCTCGAGGGTGGGCTTAGGCCCTAGCGGCTGGGCTCGTTGGCCCTGGCTCCGCATCTGCTCAAGTTCTTGCTCTAGCTCACGGTTCCTACGCTTCTGCTCTCGGTGCTGCTTACGCAGGTCGCGCACCCATTCCGGTGCTGCTTCCTCTGGGGCTGGCGACTCCCCGTCAATCGAAACAATTAGATCTTCTTCAGACTCTTCGGCCTCGGCTTCTACCGGCTCCGACGGCTCGTCCGACGGTTCTGCGTCATCGTCGAGCTGTAGCTCTTCGACTTCTTCATCCCCGGCTTCGCTGAGCACATTTTCTTCGTCT